CATCCGCTTTAGTATGAAGGGTAGCTTTTTTTCTAGCTCCTGACTGCTCTCAACTTTAACGTGATCGCCCTGAGTCACAGCTTCACCCGTAACCACTTAGCCATCAAGCGTTCTGAACTGTTTTCTAGCCTGCTGGCTGTCCTGACTCTTTCTCTCGCTGCCCGATCATAACCCAAGTTATTTTTCTGGAAAGCAAAAGTACCCTTCAGGTGTTTAGGCTCACAGTATTGAGCGCCATAAAGCCTGCCCTTTAGAGTGCTGTATTTAATCTCACTCTCATTTGAATCATTGCAAACCTTTACATACTCAGCAATCGTGTAGCACTTGCCGTTTTGCAGTATAGGATGCTCTCCCTTAAACTCGACTAACCTTTTTGCATTCTTGCTACGCATTCTTTAATTCTCCGTCATAATAAAATCCGAACTTGTCGAGATAATACTGTTTCATCGACATTTGATCTTCAGGGTTAAGCCAGCTTATGTCAGTCATCTGCATGTCAATAGACTTGGCCCTGATGCTTTCATTCTTGCCAGCCTTCTTAGCCATTGGAGAGCCTCCCTGATTCTGAGCCTTGGTTAACCACAGATTAACAAAGCGTTTAATACCGCTTTTTGTCTTTCTCTTTGTTGGGTTAGCATCGCACCAAGACTCCATTGCCATAAGTTCTTGGTGGACGTTGACTGCTGGAAAGGCTCTCTGCCAAGCGATTACATCTTTTTCTTCTGGCTGCCAATCTTCTTTGGTATTTAATAACATATTATTCCCCGAATGCTTGTTGATAAAGGTGAGTCTCAACCTTGTTGAAAAATGAATCCATAGACTCTAACTCATTGTATTTCTTTTTGCCCCCATCTTCTCGCTCAATAAGACCATCTGAGTTTTGCCCTTTTCTTTTGATCTGACAGGTATCCCAATAATCTGATTTCCTGCACCAGCCCATAAACTTGACATTAGCCGACAGCTTCTCTCCTTTAGGAATCAGAACACTAGCAAAAACGTAATAGTGACAAGGGTAATCCCTCTGGTACAGGTTGACGTGAGTATCGTAGCTTGGCAAACATTCAACAGTTCTTTGCTTGGCTTTTAGGTCAACAGTGGCCCTGCCTATCTTGAAATCGAAATGATAGCTGGTAGCTGCTGTGTATTCATGCTCTAAAAAGCGATCACTTAAAGCGTCTTTAAAAAGCAGTTCAGCTAGGTTGCCAGCGTATTGACCTGAACCATTATCTAACATCGTCTTGCCGTTAAATGCCTTGTTGGTCGCCATTGATATGGCTTTATCGTGGTGCGATTTATTAGGTATGACAATCATCTTTAATCCCCCCAAATCTTAGATTCAATGTCCTCACGCTTTAGACTTCGCCAGCCATTTCTGTCTTTGTCCATAAATTCAAACAGGTATTCACTAAATTGATCAAACTCATATTGATAATCTTCGTAGTTAAATAAGCCGTCAGATTCTGTAGTTCTATTAACTTTTAAAGTTATACCGCCTAACTTAATCTTTTTATATTCGATAGAATTAGGGTCATAACCTTGCTCATCAACCTGCCAAAAAAAACTTTCAAAAGATTCTGCATAAATCATAGATATAAACTCATCACCGCCTTTATGCTCATCCATTATCCTTACTAAATAACAACCTTTCATATCTTTCTCCTATGGCTCGGCAAGCCTCGCCTTGTTTATTGATAAATATATTTGAATATATATTTTAGTAGATGTTATAAACCCTTTTACTTCGAAAAGTAAAATTTAAGACCTGAGGGCTATGCGACTCAGCGGTTAATTCGTATTCGTATCGAATCTCTAATCTATCCCTTAGCAGAAACCGATCTGCTTCGGGGGCTATGCACTGGAGGGTCAACCACGCTCTGATGTTTAATTTAAAGAGTTCATCAGCCTCTAGCCCGAATACTGTTTGGAGTTTAAATTATTTGGCTTCCAAACTGAACCAAAAAGATGACTTTACTTAGAACCAAATGTTATAAAATCAAATACCGTTATATCCAAACACAAGCATATTAGTTGGATAGTATGTATCTTTAAGTTCTTGCTTTTACGCCAGCGCAATACCTGCTGCGGTGAGGTGTTAGCTATTTTTGCAAGCTGTCGGCTGTTTACGCCTTTGCTGTTTTGTGCGGCAATTAAGCATTTGCCTGTGTCGATTAATTCCATGATCTTAAACCTTGTGATATATTAATTAAGTCGGTTCCCCCGATCGACAACCTCCTATGGTTTGCCCCCCGCGAGGGGGGCTTTTTTACCTTAAAACGGTATATCTTCATCCAACTGCTCAATGCTCATATCGGCCTGCTTTGCAGGTGCTGCTGCCTGACCGTCGGTAAAGAACACTTTTACATTACCAAGAATAGGCGTTTGCACATTAGCTTCGCGCTCTTCTTTGGTGGTTGACTGGCTGATAAATCCATTGTTCTCGTACTGATCCTGCTGATCGGTATCTACAAACGTAGTCAGGTCAAGATATGTTCCCTTTGCCCCTTTATACAATCGTGACTTGTCAATCTTGGTTACGTCGATTTTCAGTGATAATCCTACTTTCATTTTAGCTTCTCCACTTGGTTTAAAATTTCCGCTACGGCCTTATCGACCTCAGCAGACAGTTTTGCGATATAGTCATCATCGCGTTCTACACGCACTAGAACGTGCGGCATTTCTGGATGGTAGGCAAAGAAGTCCCACCAATCACGTTTAGTTATCCACATGCAGCCTTGGATTTGCTGCCAGTATTTCTTAACACCGACCTGCGGATTTATAAGGTAACTGACCATAGTTTTAGGCTTAGGACATTTAATTTCTAAGCCGCCCTCTTGTCCGATTAAGCCGTCAGGCGAGCAGCCAAACTCCCAGCTAGTGTGGAGAATAAAGCCAGTCTCGATTACATCATTGCCAGAAATGAATTCGTAGGACTCCCTAGCCTCTGGCTCAATCTCATTGCCGCGCAGCATCCAATCAGTAACGTGGAACGGCTCAGATTGCCCTGTAAGGCGTTCTGCGATCAATTCAGTAACGTAATCATGGGCAGAGGTGCTTGGCTTCCCAGTCTGTGTTATTAGCTTGGAAAACATGCTTGCAGAGGGCTTGCCCAGTCTTGCAGCAAGCCACTCTGGTGAACCCTGCTCATGATCTAGGATGATCACTTCTTAGCCTCAAGTGCGGCAACAGCACGGTCATAATGTACAGCCAGTATCTGATCAACTGATCGTACCTTCAGCCACTTGCAAAACTTATCGCTGTCGGCACCAGTCTCATCAAGTAATTTCTTGATGGCTATGATCTGGTCATCAGAGACAACCTTCTTATCATCACCGCGCAGCATTGCAGATTCCGCATCATCGTCGGCCGTAGGGATTCCCGCGATAGAAGATAAAGATACACGACGCGCATATGTCAGGGAGCTTGAAGCCGCCTGTGGGTCACGCTTAACCATTGGCAAAATAAATTGATCTTCCAGCCATTGCCCAGAAACGTGCATTAGCCTTGTGCAGACTCCCATCCCATTTTCATCGGTGACTGGGAACTGGGTATAGCTTAGTCCGTTATCGGAAAAGGGCTGCTTGATCGCCTTAATGACCGACGTTAGATCGGCATAGCTTGATTTAAAGAAAGGGTTGGCGCTGTCTTTAACAGCACCCCCCATTTGAGATTGTGCAGCACATAGTGCGCTGGCTAGTTCATTGATTGATTCACTTGATTTCATTGCGACCTCCTACAGTCTGTTCTTTTGTGTACTGCTCACCATAACCTGCATAGTAAGCCTCTGATTGCCCGTCTAGGGCTTGATAACCTAAAACGCAGTCGTACTCACCGCGCTCCAGATCGTTTAGATCGTTGATTCCCATGATTGCCTCCTACCCAAGTTGCAGAAAATATCTTCTGCGGTCATTGATTACAGATTTTTCGATTTCATATTTAGCGGCAATTTCAACAATTTTTCTTAGGGTTAGCTTTCTTTTATCCATAAGCTCAAAAACTGTTCCGTATGTCTCCCACTTATTGAAATTTTTAAATGCTTTGTGTGCGATAGATTCTGATTTAGTCACGATTTATTACCTTGTTTTATTGAATGTGGGATTATAGTTACATAACTAAACCATAAAGTAAACCCTTTTGTTAATTAAAAGACAAAAAAAAGCCCCAATTAAGGGGCTGCGGACATAAGTTGGTACTTTGTGTCCGTTAGTACGACCAGATAGAAGGGCAGGGGAAGCCGTCCTCTTCTGTGCAAGCATCTAGGTGTACAAATCGACCTGATCCTTTCTGCTGTACACCAATTCTCTGTATACCATGCTTCTGGGCCACTCTAATGATTTCTAAGGCGTTTTCTCCGCTGGCTAGTATATCTACCGCCTTGCCATGCGTATGCGCTCCTTTGACCTCTTTACGGGCCTCTACGGGGT